TGAAGACGTTTAGAAAATTTATTTCTGAAGCAAGAACAATAAGGTCAAAAGAAGATGCCGAAAAAATGCGTCAGCAAAAAGATAATCATTATGATTATACGGTGAGGAATAAAGGTGGTGGACATCATCACCCCATTCATAAAGACAGGTTAGCAAAACAACAAAAAAGAAGATCTGCAAATTTAAAAGCACTCAATCAAAAAGAACTAGAAGATCATGCAAAAAGAAATCTTCATCCAAGTCCGTCAAAAACAGCAAGAAGAGCATTGAGAATTGAAAGAGAAAGAAAAAAAACACAGAGAGATGATGCTAGAAATAGAACACGGGAAACAGGAGAGCAACATGATGTAGATCATATTCAGGGACAACCAAATAGAAGAAGTGAGGGTCTTAGATCAAGATTTCAAAGAATTCATCCAGGAGACTCTTCAGATAACAGGCAAGTAATGCATGGTGATGAAAACCGAACAAAAAATTCAAAAAATACTCAAAGATCAACCACAAGGGCAGGTGCTATAAGAGCAGCACTTATGAGGGCACGAGAAGACAACAACTGAGGCAGAAATGCCTCTTTTTTATTATAAATATTATGGGATGGAAAGATGTTTTATGGCATTCATATACAAAATAACAAATAATGTAAATGAAAAATTTTACATAGGATTTACAAGTCAAGAAAATCCAAAGTATAGGTTGCATCAACATCTATCAACTGCTAGATCTAAAAAGAAAAACAATCAACCAATTATTAGAGCAATAAGGAAGTACGGTGAAGAAAATTTTTCTTTTGAGGTTTTACTAGAAGGTGACAAAAAGTTTTTGTTAAATGTTGAAGAACCAAGATTAATTGAAGAGTTAAAAGCAGAATATAATGCTACTTTTGGAGGAGAAGGTGTATTAGGACATAAACATACAAATAAAACTAAAAAAATTATTAGCAATTTACATAAGGGTAGAAAGGAAAGTGAGGAGCACAAAAATTGGAGAAGTCAAAAAATTAAAGAAGGGTGGGAAAATGTTTCATTAGATAAAAAAATTAATTATGCTAAAAATTATTTGGATAAAAATACACAAAGAATTGAGGTAGAAATTGAGGGTATAAAATTTAAAAGTATGAATGAAGCAGCACGATGGGCAGTTGATAAATATGGTATAGGAAGGAACACCGCAATAAGATATATCAAAGAAGGTCGTTCATTTTCCAATAAAAAATTATTGAACCATAATTATAATGGCAAATACAAAGCATCAAAATATCTCTAGCGGACATATTCTTATTGAAAAAAAGAATGAAGTTTATCTGTCATTGAATTGTAGTGAGGAACATATAAAATATGAATTGCGGGACGCATTTAAATTTGAAGTCCCCAATGCTAGATTTATGCCACAATATAGAAGTAAATATTGGAGCGGAGAAATTCACTTATTTGATATTAAAGATAATACAATATACGTTGGTCTTTTAGATCGCCTCATTCAATTCTGCAAAGATCATGAATATACTTATGAGTTTCGTAACAATAAGTATTATGGTCTTCCTTTTGAAGTAAATGAAAATATTTCAAAGGAAGGTGTAAAAGATTATATGACTTCTATTTGCAAGTATGCTCCCCGTGAATATCAAGTTGAGGGAGTATACGACGCTTTAAGACATAATCGCAAGTTATTGATATCTCCAACTGCTTCTGGAAAGTCGTTGATGATATATTCAATTGTCCGATACTACGTTGAGAAAGGACAAAATACTTTGATAGTCGTGCCGACGACATCCCTTGTAGAGCAGATGTATAAAGACTTTGCAGATTATGGGTGGGATGTGGGTTCATTTTGCCACAAAATATACGCTGGAAAGGAAAGGGAAACAAACTCACAAGTAATTATCACAACTTGGCAATCTATCTACAAACTTCCCAAACAATATTTCTCAAGATTTAATGTGGTTGTTGGAGACGAAGCACATCAGTTTAAGTCTAAATCATTAGTATCTATAATGACAAATCTTTGTAATGCAAAATATCGCTTCGGATTTACTGGAACATTAGACGGATCACAAACTCATAAGTGGGTTCTGGAAGGATTATTCGGACCTTCATATAAGATTATCAAAACAGATGAACTGATGCAGAAAGGTCATCTTGCCAAATTAGATATTAAGGTTCTTCTATTAAAGCATCCACCACATCGATTTGAGGTATTTGAGGATGAGATTCAGTATCTAATTAATCATCAAAAAAGAAATAACTTCATTAAAAATCTAACATTAGATCTAAAAGGAAATACACTTGTTCTTTTTGCCAGAGTAGAAGGGCACGGACAACCACTCTATGAATCAATAAATAATAATACCACTAATGATCGTAAAGTCTTCTTTGTACACGGTGGAGTGAATACTGATGAAAGAGAATTAGTTAGAGAAATCACTGAAAGAGAAAATAATGCGATTATCGTGGCATCATACGGAACTTTCAGCACTGGAATTAACATTAAAAATCTACATAATGTGATTTTTGCCTCACCAAGTAAATCGAGAATACGAAATCTTCAATCAATTGGAAGAGTATTAAGAAAAGGAGAAAATAAAGTAAAGGCAACCTTATATGATATTGCCGATGATATTAGTTATAAATCAAGAAAAAATTATACACTCAATCATCTTATTGAAAGAATTAAGATTTACTCCGAAGAAAACTTTAACTATGAGATTATCAACATACCTCTAAAAAACTAATGGAAAATGAGTTTTATTGTATTATTAAATTAGTCTCTTCTGAAGAAATATTGTCTCTTGTCTCTGTAGATGAGAATGATGGAGATCCTATTATAATATTACAAAATCCAGTAGTTGTGAAAATGCTTGATACTCCAACTCAAGAAACCTATGTTAAGATAAAACCCTGGATGGAAATTGCCGATGATGATGTCTTTTTTATTAAGTTAGATAAGGTAATTACCATGACCGAAACTAAAAATAAAAAAATGATTGATTTATATGATTATTATGTAAATAACTCTACCGAAAAATATCAACCAGGAGGTAAAGTTAAATTAGACTCAAATATGGGTTATATTAATTCAGTTAAGAATGCTCGAACTATGTTAGAAAAAATGTATAGGAATCATCAAAATCCCATATAAGACTTTAATTACTTTAAGCTTTCTTATACCCTACTCTCAAAAGGAACAAACCTATTCTACACATATTTTCGATACTTGTCAAGCCTTGTGAATCTTTCAAGAATGTGATAGAATAAACATAACTTATTAAAGATATATTTCATGCCTAAAAAGAACTCCGAACATTATGTGAATAATAGAGAGTTATTAGACGCTATTATTGTTTATCGTAATAAGGTAAAACAGGCTGCTCAAGAATATTATGAAAAATATGATGAGTATCCTCCAAAATCTAAATCATGGGAAGGAAAACCACTTATTCCAAATTATATTGGAGAATGTTTTCTTAAAATAGCAACTCACTTATCATATAAACCAAACTTTGTAAATTATATGTTCCGTGAAGATATGATTTCTGATGGAATAGAAAACTCGGTTCAGTATATTCATAATTTTGACCCAGAGAAATCCACCAATCCTTTTGCCTATTTTACTCAAATTATACATTATGCTTTTTTGAGAAGAATTCAAAAGGAGAAAAGACAACTGGAAATAAAAACAAAGATTATTGAAAAAACCGGATTTGATGAGGTTATGACTGTAGATGACGGATTGCTTTCGGGAAATAATTCAGAGTTTAATTCGATGAAAGATAACATTCAGTATAAAAACAACCGATGACTCGTATAGCTTGCCTGACGGACACTCACTGGTCGGCCAGAAAATCCTCAAGACATCTTCACGATTATTTTGAGTTATTCTATAAGAATATTTTTTTTCCCACTTTAGAAGAACAGGGAATAGAAATCGTGATTCATATGGGAGATGCTTTTGATAATCGAAAAAGTATTGACTTTTGGGGATTAGACTGGACTCGAAGAGTTGTGTTGGAACCTCTTCGTAAGTATGAGGTTCATATGATTGTGGGTAATCATGATATATTTCTTCGTAATTCCACAGAAATAAATGCACCAGAACTTCTTCTGAAGGATTATCCAAATATTAAAACTTATAGTTCTCCAACAAACACAAAAGTTGGTGGAATTGATATGACTTTTATTCCATGGATCTGTAGTGAAAACTATGATGAGACTCTCAAACAGATTAAAAAATCCAAAGCAAAAGTTGCTTTCGGTCATTTAGAACTTCAAGGTTTTCGTGTCAATAAACATCTTGTAATGGAGGAACATGGACTGGACCCGAATATTTTTACAAAGTTCCAAAAGGTATTTTCTGGTCATTACCATACTCGTTCTGATGATGGACGCATTTTCTATCTTGGTAATACTTATGAAATGTACTGGACGGATGTAAATGATACTCGTGGATTTCATATTTTTGACACCGAAACTTTAGAGCACACTCCAATTAATAATCCTTATAAATTATTCTATAATATTTACTATGAGGACACACCATATCAAATGTTTGATGCCACGAAGTATGTGAATAAAATTGTTAAGGTGATTGTTCGTAAAAAATCAAAACCAAAAGAGTTTGATAAGTTCATTGATAAACTCTACAAGGTTGGCATTCAAGATTTAAAAATTGTTGAAAACTTTGAGATTCAAGAAAATGAAGAGTTTCAAATTAGTGAAGATGAAAATACCATTTCAATTTTAAATCGTTATATTGATGAATCTGAATGTAATTTTGACAAGAACGTAATCAAGAATATATTTCAAGATTTATATCAGCAATCTTGCGAAATCGAGTAAAATGTATCTTCTCACACTCAAAGATCGAAAAGATGATGGAGCATATGCCGTTCAAGACAGATATGGTGAGAAAGTTTTATTTTTATTCGAAGAAGAAGATGATGCCATTCGTTATGCTATAATGCTTGAACATGATGAAGATTATGAAAAAGAGATGGATGTGATCGAAGTTGATGATGAACTGGCAATAAAGACTTGTAAAATGCATAATTACAAGTATACTGTCATAACTCCTGATGATATTGTAATTCCTCCTAAAAATGATACTATTTCATAAAATTAGATATAAGAACTTTCTTTCATCTTCCAATCAATTTACAGAGATTGATTTTGAAAAAAATCAATCAAACATTATTGTTGGGGCAAATGGAAATGGAAAATGTGTTGGTATAAATACCAAAATAAAACTCCGAAATAAAAAAACAGGAGAAATAATTGAAACTACCATAGGAGATTTTTATGCCCTCCAAGAAAAGCAGACCGATTGAAGAAAAGATACTTGACTGTTTGGATAATAAAATAAAAA